GATGCTAAGAGGGGATTAGGCGACGGCACAGACGGCAAATAGGACTTCCGTTGATGGGGAGCCACGGCTAAATGGATGAATTACTGAATGCGCTAGTCCAGGCGGGGTTGCTCGATGCGGACACGGCCGGCGTGTTACGCCAGACGTTGACGACTGACGGGGCGCGGGCGTGGGCCGAAAACTACCTGGCGCAGCACCTGGGGGGGGCGCTGACGGCGCAGCAAAGCCGGCTGGTTGATTTTCTGCGCCAGGAGAACTTTAGCCCCGGCGCGGCATCCTGGAACCGCTGGTGGCGCCAAGAGGACGATCGGCTGGCGCAGACGATGGTGGATGCGTTCAGGCGAGTCGGCGCCAATCGAGTGGCGGCGGCGGCCATCACCGCGGATTCGTGGGCCACGTGGAACAAGCTGAATCGTGACGTTGATGAATGGGTCAACGGGTATTACACGTCAGTTGATGCCCAGATGGTGGGCAGCGTGCCCAATCTGAATCAGACGGCGCGGGAGCAGGTGCGTGAGGCATTTGTGCGCTGGACGCGCGGAGGGTTGGATTGGCAGCCAGACGAGCAAGGCTTGCCTTTTCTGATTCAGCAGTTGGAGCCGGTCTTTGGGCCGATGCGCGCCCGGCGCATTGCGGTCACGGAGACCACGAGAATCTTCACGGAGGGCGAGCGACTGGTGAATGACGCGGACGAAGCTGTCGAAGGCTATCGCTGGCTGACAGTGGCAGATGAGCAGGTGTGTCCCACGTGCGGGCCGCTGCACGGGTTGGTACGTCAGAAGGACAGTTCGTTTGTGCATCCTACGATGGGCAACGTGTCAGACCCGCCGGCGCATGTGAATTGCCGCTGTGCGATGACGCCGGAGTCTGGGGCGACGCAGCGTTATGCGTTGCTGCGCACATGGCAAGGGGCCGGCTGATGGACGTGCGCATTGTGGTGGATGACCAGGATGTGGTCAGCATGTTTACCCGGGTGCAGGCAAATATCAATCGAGGGCTGCGCCTGGCGATGAGCGATGCGACGATCTTGTTGCTGCGCGACCTGCGCACCTATCCACCGAAGCCGGCCGCATCGTCGTATAAGCGCACGGGCACCCTGCGGCGTTCGTGGAGCAGGGAAGTGCAGGGAGAAGGAATCCACCTCGTGGGCATTGTGGGGTCTAACGCCAACGTGGCGCCCTACAATCGAGTGGTGCAAGATGAGGGGGAACAGGCGACGGTCCATCGCGGACGGTGGCTGACGGTGCAAGGGGTTAGCCGGCAACGAAGTGAGGCTATCCGGCGCATGTTTGCTGACCGGCTGGCTGAGGCCACCCGATAGGCTGATTGCTGCTTAGAAGCGTTTCAGGGGTACGTCTGCCAAGACGGGAAAAACAAGGATAAGGGAAAATGCTAGAAGAAGTCAATGGCGCGGTGACGCCACAGGGAACAACGGATACACAGGGACCAACGACGCCAACAACGGGAACCGCACCGGACAACAGCGGGCCGGCGCCGGCGGGATCAGCGACCAACACGGTAACAATGACACAGGCTGAGCTTGATCGGATCATTGCCGAGCGGCTACAGCGAGAGCGCGATAAATCAGCGAAGGAATCGGCAAAAGCCGCGCAGATCGCAGAGGCGGAACGGCTGAAGGGGCAGCAGGAATGGAAAACGCTGGCCGAGAAGCACGAAGCGGAGCTTAATGCGTTGCGCCCCGTGGCCGCACGCGCCGAAGCGATGGAGGCAGTCATCAAGGGGATGTACACGGCGCGATTGGCGACGTTGCCGCAGGCATTGCGGTCTGCGGTGGATTCGCTGCCGGTGACGGACCCCTTAGAGCGACTGGCGTGGCTGGACAAAAACGGCGCGCTGCTTGGCGCCGCCGCCTCCGCTCCAAATGTGAACAGCGGCGGCGCCGCACCCCAGGGTACCCAAGCGAGCCTGGGGGGGATGACGCCGCAGGAATTTGCAGCCGTGTACGGGCTGAGGGCCGATTACGTAAAGTGAGCGCGTGAAGTAATAAGGAGATTGAGATGGCTATTGCAGTTCAGACGGATGCGAGCCTGGTCAAGCCCCTCGAAGGGGCGATTGTGCGCCGGTATACGGCGGCGGCAGCCATTACGGCGGGCCAGCCGGTGGCCGTGACCAGTGCGGGCAAGGTTGACCTGGCCGATGGAAACAGCAGTGATCCGGTGGCCGATTTTGTGACCGGCGTTGCCGTGCAGACGGCTGCGGCCAACGAGCGCGTGGATGTGGTGGTGTTTGGCCCGATCTCGGCCATCACCGGGGCGACGATTGGCGCGAAGGTTTACATCAGCGACACGGCCGGCACGCCAGACCAAAGCAGCACATCGAATGGCGTGATCGGCTGGGCCGAGTCGGCCACCGTGCTGTTTGTCAACCCATAGGCGTCCCTTCGACGCCAGGCTATAAGTGAGGAGCATAAACAATGCCTATTGGAGCAAGAGACCTTTCGACGCTGGTCAGTTTGCCGGCGGGGTGGGATGGGGCGGCGTTGGCCAATTTCCGCCTGGAAGACGACACGCCGTTTACTGCGGTTGTGGCGCAAATGCAGGCGGCCATTGGCGCGCTGAACGCGGAACTGTACAACGATCCGGTGTGGGCTGGCGCGGTCAGTTACACGGATCAGCCGGAGACAGAGTACCGACAAGGTACGAGCAACGGCATGGAACGGCACACGGAGTATGGCCGGCCTGACGCGGCGCGCGGCGAAACGACTGGGCACATGCTGCCGTTGATCGGGTGGGATCGGCGTTTGGGATGGACGTGGGACTACCTGCGCAAGGCCCGAATGACGCAAGTGCAGGCCGACGTGGCCGATGCGATCAAGGATGTGCGCGATCGGTTCCGTTTGCAGATTCTGACGCGCATCCTGAAGCGGACGGACGACAGCGGCAAGAACAACGGACTGGGAACCGCCGGATACAGCGCCGGCTTTGCGACGGCGGCGGCCAGCACCAACGTGGACTTCACCCCGCCATCGTTTGGCGGGTCGGTGTTCACGAGCGACCACGAGCACTACGTGGGAATCTCAGGGGGAGCGTTCACGGCGGCGGTGTTCACCAGTGCGCGGGCGACGCTGTTGGAACATGGACATGAGCCTCCGTTCGAGTTCTGGATCGGAACGAGCGATGAGACGACGGTGCGAGGGCTGACAGGCTTTGTGCCGGCGCCAGCCATGAATGTGACGTATGGCGCCAGCGCCAATGTGGCGGCGCTGAATCCGCTGCAGAACGCAACCGGGGGGTACTACATCGGGATGCTTGAAGACTTCGCCGTACGCGTGGTGCGCGGGGTGCCGCAGTATTACGGCTTCGGCTTCAAGTCCTACGGGCCGAACAGCCAGCGGAACCCGCTGCGCGTCCGCCTGCCCAAGGGCATGATGCGCCCGACGGTGCTGGCCTTTGCGGACCCGAACGCGGGAAGCCCGATTTTCCCGTTGCAAAATATGATGCTGTTCCTGGAGTTCGGTGTGGGTGTGGGTGATCGCACGGCGGGCACGGCACGTTACACCAACAGCGCCACCTGGGCGGATGGAACCCCGACCTAGCACAACGACAGGGCAGAAGGCGCGAGCTTTTTGCCCTGTCGTAGGAAAGGAAATGCTGTGGCATACGGTTCGGTGGCAGGGGTGGAGGCGATGACGCCGACGTTGGCACCATTTGGCGAGGATAGCACCCCCAGCGATGACCAAGTAGAGGCATGGTTGGACGGTGCGACGGCAGCCATCCATCGCGAGCTGACGGCCGCCGGCTATGCGACCCCGGTGACAGCCACACCGACGAAGACGGAGCTGGACGAGTTGGCGTGCCTATATGCGGCGGCCAGGGCATTGGATGCGTTGGGGCTGGACACGACCACAGGCGCCAATGGGACGCGCTCAGAACGGATGTTTGCGGAGTTCTGGGAGCGATTGAAGCGGCTGTGCAATTCCAACCTGGCCGCGGCCGGGGTGGGGTTGATTGCGGCGGATACTGGCGGTGCGACGGCGGTGAACGCGCGCGTGCGCAGCCGGCAAATGGTGCGCGTGGATCGGCAGACATGACTACCTTGAGTGATATCGCGCAGGCCCTGCTTGATGCCTTGTCTGACATCGAAGGGGTAGATCAAAGCAGCATCAGTGACTATCTTCCGGCGGTGACAACCCGTTCGGCGGCGTTGTTGATCCCACCCATGCTGACGCAAAGCGTGTACGGGTACACGGGCATGGAAGAAGCAGGGACGCCAAGCTGGCAGTCTCACCGGATGCAGGCTGAGTTCTGGGTGAAGCACACAGGGAGCAATAGCGACCTGGTCGAGAGGGTGCGGGTTATTCAGCAGGCGGCGCCGCTGGCGTTGGCGCAAGATATGACGCTGGGCGGCACGGTAGACACGTTAGCGTGGACGGAGGACGGGGAGAACCTGGACTATCGCATCATCACGCGAACGGACAATGAACTCGTGATGATCGGTGGGGCGCCGTATTTGCGGGTCACCGTTGAGGTAGCGGTTACGATACTGTAGGAGATTTGGCTATGGCACAA